AAAGGATCGCCCGCTTCGAACTTGTATTGAAGTTGATGGCGCCGGCCGGGCCGCGCCCGGCGATTGCCTCAGCAACGGTGGTGCCGATGGGAGCATCGATCAGGGCCATGGCGCGCAGCTGATCGGCGACGGCGATCATTTCGACGGCAACCGAGTTCTGAGTGCAGTACCCGGGAGCGATGATCATTTTCGCCACGTAGCCGAACAGGTTGTAGGTCCCGACAAGGGCCTTGAGGCCGCTGCGGTTCCCGTCGACATCAACCTCACCGATGATATCGGCAGCAAGGACCTTTGCCGTGTCGAGATAGCTGTAATTCACCTTGACCGTCGCGCCGGCGGCTATAGTTCCACCAGATACCCGGGTTATTTTTCCGTTTTCGGCATCTACGGTGTAGTGGGTTCCCACGACATAGGTGGTATTCCCATCAGAGCTCTTGACGGTTACGGCCGAAACCTGAGGATGCGCAAGCGCGAGGACATCATCGGCGCCGAAGGTCTTCGACTCGTTTGTGACGGCCGTCACGTCAGTTGCCGGGTCGATCACGTTGACCGCGATGACGATCGGACCGTTGCCCTGATCAAAAATGGCATCCAAAGCCGCGGGAATGGTGAACCCGCTACGGTTGCTGCCGAAATACTTGGCGGCGTCGACCGGGTTGCGGACGACGATAGGCTCGTTCAGCGAGCGGTTTGCGCTGGCGACGTCGAGCATCGGGGCCGTACCGATCAGACCGATGACGGCCGTCTTGACGCCAGTGATTGGCCTCGGGCCCTTCTCGATGACGATCGTCTCGACGCCGTGCAGGTAATTGGCGGACATATCAGTTCTCCAGGTTGGTAGTTTCGGGATCAGTCTTCTGCTTGATCGGCTTCGCAGGTGCCGACGCGATCTCCGTCAGCCATCCTTTGCGCTTCAGCCGCGCCGTATAACCGTGATCATCCGGGAGCGTCACTTCAGCCCCAGGTATCAGCATCACATCGCCGTACCCGATGAGGCTCACTCCGGACAATGGGCCGGTATAGATATAATTCTTGTTCATTCGATTACGCTCGTATTGTTGTGATTGTCGGCCACCGTGACCCGCGAGAGCGTCGGCAGCACCTCGTCCTCGGTATAATCGATCCAGGCATCCTGTTCGGCTTCGATCAACCATACCAGATACCCGTCGAGAAGAGGCTTGAATTCATCAGGAACCGCCCGCTTGACGGTCATTGGCCCGACGGTCTCCGTCTGTGGCACCCATGCCCGCAACGCCCACATGATCATCAGCGCAAAACCTTTGATATCGGTCCATCCCGTAGAAACCAGTGGATCAACCAACACCCGGAATTCCCACTGCAACGATACCTTGCTCATCTCCCGCGGGTTGCCAAACTCATCAGCTGGATTAATTTCGACCAGTTCCAGCCAGCACCCGGGAAGAGAAGTTGTATTTCGGTCCAGGAATTCAGGTGAGAAAGCCTCGACCATCACCCCCGGAAGTTTGCCGGATAGGTACGCCAGCAGTTCAGTGTGCAGTTCAGTTAGCATATCCTATGCCCCGGTTGCTTTGAACACCTCGTACCTCAACTCTTGAAGGACCAGTTGGTTCAGCCTGGCCGGCACCATTGCCGAAATTTCATCAAATGCTCTATTGGCCTGTTCGTCGATCTCGACCCTCGATCTCATGATCGGCATCCGCTTTGACGTCGTCCTCTGGTACATCTTCCCGGCATACCGCCCATTCTTCGGGATGAACGCGCCAGGGAACTGACGCGCCCCGATCCGATATCCTTCCGGGGTCTTGACCGGCTTGCCAATCCGGTCGGCGAAAACAGGATCGATACCAAACCAGACCTTCACGGCCTTGCCGCCATCGACACCTGCCCGCCAGTCCTTGTTATAGATCCGCACACGGCTGGCAATGATCTTGCGCCGGATCCCCTCATCTTTAATCCGCCGAAGCAAATGCGTCCTTACCCATAACGCAGCCTTTCTCACGGCCCGGTTCATCGCATTCTGGATCTGGATCGATCCGATCATCTCCGTGAACCGATAGAACTCATGAGCATCGAAGTCGATCTTGACGTCAATCATGGATTTTCCTGTGATGGCATTACAGGTGGCGGTATCCGGAGCGACAATGCCGTGAGGCCGTCACCCTGAGGAACGACCTCGACGACATCGTACGTCACGCCACCCACCACATCTACCAAAACAGATCCTCTTTCAGCCTGTGCGGCCATCGCATCCGGAAGCAGATACGACAACCCCTGAATCCCCGACATACGCCCGCCGAAACCCGCCTGATCAGGATCGGTAGATAGCTCTCCCCGGACACTCACTCCGTCCAGCGTCGCCAGGTCACCTACCCGATCAAGGATGTCAGCATCTGCCTTGGCAAATATGTCGCGGAACTCACCCATGTATCAGGCAAGCTTATGCTTGAAGGCCACGATCCTGATCTGCTTCGGCTGGTATACCCGCACCCAGTTTGTCCCGGTTGCGAGCTCGGCCCGGGTAGGATGACCGCCATCACCATCACCGGAGCTGACCAGCTTTGCACCGGTCCACTTGATGCCACGCGGATGCAGGACAAAGTGGCGACGAGAAACCAGAATATCAGCGCTTGCGAGAGCAAGGCGCTGAGTCTCTGCGGGAACCTCAGGCATGCCCTCGGAGTAACCGACCGCCCCGGCACCGAACAGGTAGGTGACATAGACACCAGCGGACGGAATCGGCATACCGTCGTCGACGATGGCCCTCTTGCCCTGGTAGGTCGGGAACGGCTGGCCGTCGCTGCCCTTGATGGTTTCGAGGAGGTCGTCCTTGTAAAGCTTGCTGTACGTCGCCGAATGCATGGCCACAGCAGACAGTTCACCGAACATGTCGCCGAGCTTGAACACGGCATCCGCGAAAGTGCCCTTGCTGATGATGGCATCTTTTCCGGAGTTCGTGGTCAGGCCGGAAATGTCGAGCACGTTACCAGACATGCTGGCAGCAGCAAATACGCCAGTCAGGGACGAGATGAGCCTGTACTGCATGTTTCTCGACCAGAAGTCAGCCACGCGACTGCCGATAGCTCCGACCGGATCGGCGCCAGAAAGCGAGACAGATAGGTCGTTGACCTTGAAGGCCTTGCCGAGTGCCTGCAGGACTGCGAAGTCCTGGCCGGCGTCGATCTTGCCAGGGGTCAGCTCCTTCTGATCACTCAGTTCTTCAGCTTCACCGTCGATGTCGTTCCAGAACGGCATCGAGACAGTTTCACCGCCGGTGCGGGATCCAATGCTGATCCTTTCGTCAGCAGCGACGATTCCAGACTGGAAAAGCGCCGACTTCTCTGTGGTCTTGTTGATTACGTAGGGAGCGAACTCCTCAGGGACGATGATGTCCGAAATCCTTACTCCTTCTCCAGCCATGGTTATTTCTCCTTTCTCATGAGTTTGGTTGCCTTATCAATATCACCTCTCGCCAGCAGCGACCTGATCGTCAGGTTTGTTTTTGCCGCCATCAAAAGCTCTTCAGTCACACCCTGCGCATTGGTCGCCATATTACCGACCGGCACCTGAGTATCGAGCTGCAGCTTCGCCAGCTTCGCCCGAACCTCTTCCGCCGACAATCCGGCCCTGATATACTCGGCCGCACTTGCCGGCCTTCCTGCGATCACGCAGAGTTCGACAATCTCAGCCGCTTCATTTGCAAGGCTTTCACTAGGCTCATTTTTGACTGGTTCCGGATCTTCACCGGCCGGGACGCCAGCAGATGGCTCATCACCAACCTCGCCGGCATCACCAGAACCGGAACCATCGGGAATCGAAGAGCTCTCGCCCCCAAGTACGGAACCCTCCGATCCCTCCGGTTCGGAGCCACTCGCATCACCAGGAACATCAGGAGATTCAAACTTTACCGGGCAATTTTCCGCCATGCTCTTCGGCATCTTGGCGAACGCCGCGATATGAATCGCGTCCGTCACCTCCGTGCAGAACCCGGCATCAAGCGCCTGAGCGCCATCCATCCAGGTAGAGGCATCCATCAACGCCTGAATCTCTTCAACCGTCTTGCCCGTGCGTTTGGCGTAAACCTTGGCGGTCGTTGCCTCAAACTGCTTGAAAAGCGCAGCCGCCTCCTCGAAGTCTTTGCTTTCGCCAGATACATCGCCCCATGGGTTGTGGATCATGAGGAACGCATTCTCCGGCATCCGGATATCGTCTCCAGCCATTGCGATCAGCGACGCTGCGCTTCCAGCCAGACCGGCAACCGTCACCACCACACGAGAGGGGTGCATCTTCAGGGCGTTGAAGATTGCGATACCATCCATCATGTCGCCGCCGGGCGAATGAATGGAGACATGAAGTGCCTCACCCTCAGGGCAGGCCGCAATCTGCTGCATGATGGTTTTTGCATCCGTGCCGTCCCACCAGGAGCCGATAACGTCGTGAATCTTGATATCCATAAGGTCGTTCGTTGATTTTCCTGAAACTTACCCGCCCGCGACGGCGGAAACCTGTGTGCCGATTTTTAACACCCCTTCACGAGTCTGATCAGCCTTGCGCTCTTCGTCGACCTGATCAGGATCATCGCCTCGTTTCATGATCTCCCTCGTCCGTGACGAAAGGCCCGACTCTACCGCTTTCATCGACGTCTGGATGTCCTGCAGTGGGTTGATGTATGGCCATGCCTGTGGGTTCCAGGTCACTCGAACCTTGGACAGGGCAACCGTCACCATCCCATTCAGGATCATGACCTGCATGAACATCTCCCACACAGGCTGACACATCTGATGGATAATCTGATGCCATTGATCCTGCTCCAGCTTCCTTCGGAACACCCCGAGCGCAACCCTGACTGTCCGGTCGTTTGTATCGCTGTAATCGCCCGTCAGCAGCTCATACGGGACATCCGTACCCGCCGCGACCTTCCGGCAATGATGCTTCACGAAATCCGGGTAAGCCGCGCCAAGGTCCGGGAGGTCCGGGAATTCCACCGTCTCGCCTGATGTCAGCGTGTAGATCGACCCCGCCTTGATCTCAGACTCCTGTACCGTCTCATCGATCGACTCGCCCGTAATCGGATCGATACCGCTCTCCAGCGGAGCAGGGCGCTGGATAAACCCAGTGAAGGCCGCTGCGAGCTTCTGCCGCTCAAGCGTGGCCTCGTCGAAATCGTCAAGTTGTGAAATTGTCTGTACCGTACCCGCCTGACTCGGAACACCACGCAACTGGCCAGGACGAGATGGGCGATACACGTGCATCATCTCTTCCGCCGGCACACGGGTCATGTTTGTCGTATCGAACGGGCCTGACATCCAGTTCCACAGGCTATTGACCCCCTGAGCCAAAAGCGGGAAATCCCCCGGATGCCGATTATGCACCCAGTACGCCACCCGACGGCCCGACTTGTCAAACTCAATCCCGTTCCGAATCTCATGATCCGTTTCCGGCGCCGTCCCACTCGACAACGGAACCATATCCGCCTCGAGCACCTGCAACCGCAACGGAGCCACCAGACCGCCATCATACGGGACCACAATTTTCCGGATGAACACCTCTCCCGACTCCTTCCATGCCCGGTAGACCAGTGCCTGAATACCGTAGAAATCGAGCACGCCATCGAAATCGGCCTTCTCCGTCCACCGGTCCCACAGATCCACCAGCTGCATCTTGACGTCGACCTTCGCTCGAGGCAACGGGACAATCCCGGTCCCGATCGCCTCAGAGACAAGCGTCTTGATCGCGCCATCCGCCAGAGGGGCATTACGCACCTCGTCACGGACCCGCGCCCGGAGCAATGGAATGAAAGGAGTATTAGCCTGATTCGGCCCAGCGTAGGAGGTGGCTTTTGTTCCGAAAGCACGATTTACCCTGCCAGCTTTCCAGTGCGACTGGGGCAACCGGAATACCCTCGCAGCCATTCGCTGCATCAGATTGAGTTTCTGCCCGTCAGCCATCACATCCCCACATACTTCATCGGCCGAAGTCGGCTCACCGGCTGAGGCAACATCGAGATCAATCGGTCACGCTCCTCGCGAAGCTCCGGCAAGGTGATCTCTGAATACTTGATCATCCGGTCGCGAAACCGCACTTCAGACACTCGCTCACCGGTGGCCATCTTTCTGAGCGCCGTTGAGAGCTCTTCGATCTCATTCCTCAGCGCCTGTAATTCCTCGTTCGTCATGATGGTTACCAGGTAATAGGACCGAAACGCTTAAGGGCCCATTCGATCGCCTTCCCTGCCGCTTTACAAGCAGCCACCCCGAGTACAAAGCCAATTATCCCGTAGATCATCGTTTACATAGGTTACGTGTTAGTGTGATTGACGAAACTCAACAAGGCGATTCAAACAATTACTCACAACCTAACCCCGCTCAGCTCCTCAAGCCTGTGGTCCGATTTTTGGCAACAAAAAAGCCCCGGATCTCTCCGGAGCTCTTGTGGCTGATGGCATCGCGCAGCCCTCGGCGCATCGCGCGTAAGGAAATTAACGATTATTCGTGAAGTCCGCTTGACTCAACTTTTTCGACAAATTCGGTAAGCGCATCGGCAAATTCCGTGAACTTTTCGACTGCTCCGATAAAGCTCTGTTCTATAGACTTGAGTTCTCCCTTCGCTCTCTCCCATGCCATGGCGCGAAGAATACCGGTGATATCCTGATTAGTGCAGTCTGCCATCATTCTCCTCCTTTTTTCTCAATATTTTGGGCAGTCGCATTCCAATGCAGCATTTTGGGCAAATATCACTTTCAATCACGTATCGGACTTTCTCTTGATCCCACCTACGAACAAAGGCCCATTCCCTTATGGAATCATCATTCCATTCGGCAACGGCACCGCACTTGATGCAGACCAGTGGATCCGGCATTTTAGGGATGTTATTCATATCGCACAACCATTTTTGGTTAATTCAGCACGTCCATCCACTTGTTCATTTCTT